TTTACAAAACCAATAAAATCTTTTTGACAAGCATCCTGCTTATCTAGCTGTTCGTATCTATTTAAAAGAGCTACAGCCTCGGCTTTGTCTTGCTCAGACAATATATCAAAATCTTTTAGGGAAACATCACTCATATTTATAAAGGCGGGATAGGTAATTAGGTAGTGACATAGTAATTACCTAACCCTAAACGCTTCATTGCGTCTAAGGAAAGTATAAAGTAATTTTGTTTTCTGTTATACCTCATGCCAGGCAGAATCGCCTTCAAATAACATAGACTCGGCAAGCCTTCTGCGCTCTAATCCTTCTAAAACTTGTCCACCAGCTTTATTCCAGCGCCGCATTTGTGCTGGCACTTCTTCCAAGTTATTTTCATTTAAAACTTTTAACATGGTTGAATTATTGAGGTTAGTTGGGCCTAGGTTATAAGTCCATGCAACCAGCGCATCAAATTGATTTTGTGTCAATGGCACTTTTACAGCATCGTTTACATATCCACCGTATTCTTCTAACTCTTCCTCTAGCCAGGCGTCTGCTTGTTCTTGCGTACACTCGTCGCCCAGTCTTACACCTTTGGTTCGGCCGTAAGCTATTGTAGGCACGTCTACGGCGTCTAAATAAGCCTCTAGCTTACATCCTTCAAATTTCTTGATTAATGATTTACCTTCTTCTGATATGTGCATGTTAATAATCCCCCCACACTTTGGTTTTTTTGCCACCCGAATATTCAACGGCATGGCCTTCTTTGATAAGTATTTGACAAATATCCTCGCCATCTTCTGTATAAGGTATGCCAAGTATTCTGCCATATTTTCCTTTGCCGAGTGATTTTACCCTAAATTTTCCTTGGCATAATTCACCAAGCCTTTTTTTAGCCGCAAGTCCTAGTTTTTTTTCTGCTAAATCTCTTGTTCTGCTTTCGGGTGTATCTATACCGTGAAGGCGGACTCTTTGTTTGTGTAGCTTGACATCAAAACCAAGGTCTAAAATGCAATCCAAGGTATCACCGTCAATTATTCGATCTAACTCGGCCTGATAAACAAAGGCATCTGGTCCGTTACTCATCTTTATTATTATCCGTTGTTGTCACCTTTTTATAATAAACTACAACCTCTTTTAATTCATTAATATACCTTTTTAATTCTTGCATGTTGTATGCCATCAATTCGTAGTCTGGAACCGACATAGCAAAAAAAACTATATTACCTTGGTCTTTTTCAATCCTGGTAAGAAACTCATCTATATTTTTTTCAGATACAACATACCAGTAGGGTTCTTTTAGATCAATTTCTCTGGGCATGACGGGTTGTATAAAGGTTCGCTTAATAGGCTTAGAAACGACCTTAACTTGTTGCTGGCTAGGGATTAGACTGCAACTGTAAGCCATTGTCGAGGCTATCAATATTGCGACTGTCCTCTTCGATGCTTTCAAAAACTTTTTTAGTTCCATTATTTACTCTCGGTTCTATTAGACCAGGCTTTGCCGCGGCTAATTTAGTTAAATCGTGTCTTTTGAAAATGTCCAGATACCGATTCATTTCGGCTTGAATTTCTTGATTTTTTGATTGCAGGGCCAAAAGACCCTCGGATTGCACTTTGAAGTCGTTTTGCATAGTTTCTATGGTGGCGAGCTGTTCTTGATTTCTAATCTCAAAGGCTTGATTTAATTGTGATAGCCTTGCATTTTCGCTCCATAAAAAATATAAACCTAGGCCCAAAACTAATATGATTCCTATAAAAACTTTACTCATAAATACGGTGGGTCTTGAAATAATGATATTAGTATTAACAAGCCGCAAATAATTAAAATTAAATCAATCATCCTTTAGTTTATTTTCTTCTTTTAGTTCTAAAACTGTATTAATTTTTTGTTGCAACCTAATCATATCTTGGTCCAATAAACGTAATTGGTCTGTTAATCTTATTATGGTTTTCTTCATTTCGCCAACAGCTGGGTCTATTGTTTTAGTTATTGTTACCCAGACGTAGTAAACAAAGTAGCCTAGGCCAACAACCATAACTGTTGTGAAACCAAACTCTTCGACCAGGGCAACAATATCCATTAATCTCTCCTGGCATCAATTTTTCCATCTTCTACAAAGTTTTCTGCTCTTGCGATTCGTGTAAGGTCTGGACTTAAATCTAAAGCAGAGGAAACGCTGGTATCTATTCTTATCATGTCGTTGTTCATTATGGAGGCCCTGGTAATAAGCATTTTAGTAATAGACTCAACACCCTTTATATCATTAACAAGGCCAGACATAAGCTGTTTCATGATTAAAAAAATAAAGTAACCCATTACTAGGCCGCTGGCTATCGGAACACCAACGTCTGCGATCAAGCTGAACGCTTGGTCCATTAATCTTCGCCTTTAAAACCCTTAGACGAATTTGAGGTCCCAGCATAAAGACCGAACCATGCCGCCCCAGCACCAACTATTATTGATATTAGTCCAGATTGCTCTAAGCTGGGTTCCTCTAAACCCATAAACCACATGGTTGAATAATAAAGTAAAAAAATATAAACGCTTAAAAACACGCGAGGAAAAATTCTCCAAGAGTCTACTGCTCTTGCCAGGTGAATCCATTTTTGGTGTGGGTTTACTTTGGAGTCTGATTCCAAGTCTCTAATTTTATCTTTTAAATCAGATATCTCACGGATCATATCCATGAATTTGTTGAGGTCCATTTCGACCTCATTTCTGTCCATGTCGCCACTAAATCTATTTTGTTCGTTCATATAAATTTAGTTAATACTACGGCGCCAACAATAAAAGGATAGACGGCCCAAAGCATGGTTTCTAACTTATCAAACCTTTTAGATCCTGCCTCAAGTCGTGCATCTATGCTCTTATACAAAGCTCTACATTCGCGTTCATGCGACTCTATAGCATTGAGAGCGTCTTTTACTGTTGTCATTTATTTTGCCTTTTTAGTTTTTTTGACCCTTTTTGTCGTGTAGGCCTCATTCACATCTGGTGTAGATTCGTCATCGGCGACATATCTACCTTTTTTATTTCTGGATCTAACTACTACTTTTTCTGTTCCTGTTATAAAATCCACTACCTTAGTCCACCAGCTCATGCTACTTCTCCTTTGCGCGGCCTATGTTTAAAGCGGCCCAATCCACCAATTTGTAAAGTTTGCCTATCCAGGCATCGTCTTTTGGTGTGGGCGTTGAGGCGGCAATCAATGAGGCCACGGTTACTATGATTGTCACCCATGTCACTAAATTTACTATCATTTCCATTTTTTACTCCTAGTTTTAACTTGGTTTTGTAGGCCACTCACCTAGCGGTCTTGTGGGCGGGTCTTGTTCATTATAAACATATAAAGCTGCCAAAGCATCCACATCGCTAACGGCATCTATTTTGTTTTTCATATCATCTGCTGTAGACCTTACATTGGTTCTAAATGTCGACCAAGCGGAAGGTATCGCAGTGCCAGCCTCTTGATTTCTAATCACTAACCAATCATTTGATTGTAACAAAGTATAAGCGTGGTTGTTTATATATTCTTTGTGTATTGTCTTTAATCCTTTCACTAAATCAGAACCAGAACCACTATCGTCTAATGACCGCGCCGTAGCTGTGCCATAAGATGCTTTTACTGCGCCACTAGAAAAAGTAAAAGTTTGCTCTGTGTTTATATAATAATTTTTATCTTTAAGATTCGTATTATCTTCAACTACTTCGTAAATGCCTATAGCCTCTAACTCAGAGCTCGACCATAATTCAAATATATTTCTTGGATATTTTATATCACCAATTAATTGTTGTTTGGGTTGTTTGATTATCTTACTAATACTACCCGATTCTACCAATGCCCACATAATTTACCTCGCTGTTGTTGGGATTCCTGTTGATGTTACAAATGGATTTTCTGCAAATGCCATATAAACGTATGTGCCACCACTAACATTTTGGTCCGATGCTGCTGTTTTCCATTTAAAACCATTACTTAAAAAATCAGCATGTTCATTACCAGATGTGCCTGAATATTCAGTATCATTATTATTGGCTGATAATCTAGCATTTACAACATTGAATGGATTTCTTTTTGCATCATACATACGCCAATGATAACCTGCGGTATCTGTTCTTTTAGTCATAATAAAAGCAGGTTTAAATCCTAGATGGATGAACGGACCATTTGCATCGCCTGAGGCAGTATATTTGCCGAACTTACTAAATCCTTGAATTTCAGCAAAACAATAAGCTATATAACCTATCGTGTTTTGATTTACCGATGTAGCTGTACCTATTGAAAAAACAGATGTTGTTGGATCTGTTTGTGTCCAAGCGCCATCGTTTGCTGTTGCTGCATCTGTTGTATTCAGGCTTAGAAAATCATAATTGTTAGTTGTACTATGATGTCTAACTGTCCAATTAGCAGAAGTAGTCCTACTTTTAACTACAATCCAAGCAGGTGCTTTACCAAGTCCATGACCTATCGTAGCCGCACTACCTGTTCCTGTATAAGTAACAATGCTGAATCCTGCTGTAGTGTTTGCTTGTACTGTAGAAGTTATTGAGCCATCACTATTGCTTGATGTAGTGCCACCGTTGGCTTTCCATTGCCAACTAACATAAGTATCGTTTGAAGCATTAAAACCTGCATCACCTGCGCCTACACTAAATCCATCTGAATTTAATGCAGTTACATAATCATCAATAGTGAATTCAGCATTAGCAGAATTAGATACTAACACTTTACCTGAAGAACCGACCCCTCTTGAAGAATCCATAAGAGCATGATTAAAAGCTATTCCTCTTGGTTTTGTCCAAACCCAATCAGGTTGTAAATCACTATTACCGTCATTAGTAATAGATTGTGTACTACCACTACCTGACCAAGTGGCTATTTGGAAATTGGCGCTTGGATCGTCTATCTGAGTATATACTGCCATTTACCCTCCGCTAGATCCTAAATTCTTCGAGCACAGAGCTAAATACCCCGAGGGAGGCGCAAACTCAAATGAGCCAAAACCGTTCTCGTCTGTTGCTACGCTTGAAGGTGTCCACACTGAAAACCCACCAAAATTATATTGAACTGTATCATTAATAGTAGCATGAAAAGGCACGACCATTTTATTTGCCGCATCAAATAATCCAGAATTGGCTACGCTACTTTGCAACGTGCCGTTTCCAAAAATACTTATTTGATTGTCGTCCATATTCAAAGCTATAGAAATTATATCTCCATCCGTGTGAAAATCTGCAAAAGCATCGAGAGAACCATTAACCTTAGAACCTCCATTAAAATATTCTATACGCGCCGCCGATATATTGAAATTAAATGTTGAATTTATATCTTGCGGGTCATTTGAAGCTGTAACGTTGTCGCCATCGTCAATAGCACTTACACCTATATTGTGAGAATTTTGTTGCACAAGTTTCATTTCCCAATACCATTTACCAGAAGTTACTGCAAAAGTACCAAAAGCACCACCAACACCACCTCCAGTGTTGTCACCAAATTCAGTTGCGCCGTTGATTATCCCGTTAGTAGTGTATTTGAAATTTACTACAGGGTTAAGGGTACAAAAATTGTTAGTGCAAGTGTCTGTAGCTTGATTGCTAGCTGATACGTTAATTAAATTAAAGTTGTTGCTGTTTCCGCTTGAGTCAGCTCCCATAGACCCAGAGTTATCAAAATTTAAGAAAAATCCTTCACTCCCATAAGAGCCAGTGTATTTTTTTGGAATCCAAATACCGCTGTCTGATTCAAATTCTCCAAATTGAGTAGGTGCTAATTGTGATCCATCAATATAATTGACCTCTGTAATATAACCATCAAAACCGTAACCGCTCTCTGTAAAAAAACCTAATTGTGTGGTTACTGAACTAAACTGTCCAAGAGTAAATTCCTCATTTAAGTCGGGATATTGTGCTGTATCAAAATCTGTTTCTTGAACTCCATTCCAATATATTTTTACTCTGTCCGAATTTGTGCTTTGTGTCGTATCAATAGCAACCACCATGTGTGACCATGCGGCAGGATCTCTAAATACTCTTGATTCATTTTCAAACTCATGTCCGTTTGCTAACCGTAAACTAAAGTAGTCAGAGGTTTTGAATCTAAACCTTACATGATCGCCTTGTGAATAAAAAATGTGGTCATTTCCTGGTTGAGTTCTTTTAAGCCACATAGAAAGAGTCATAGTCCTTCTATTGCCATCACTACCCGAGGCAGGTCTTTGTAAATACTCTGTATTAGTATCTTCAAGTTTTACAGAGTTAGATATGTCATATCCCGTACTAACAGAACCTCGGTTTGCTGTACGCTGTAACGTTTCCATATTAGCTTTGCGTTAGATTTTGGCTAATACCGATATTTTGCCACTTGTTACCGTTATATCTGAAAGCAAATATATCTGTTTTTGCGTCTGTAGCGGTCATCGTGGGGTTTTCATCACCTGGGAACTCGAAAATAGCGTTGAACGCTAAAGTGTATGGCCCACTAGATGCGTGTTGAGCAACTTCTATTTGTATGATAGCTCCCTCCGTAGCGTTAGTAGGTGCTGAAATGGTGCTGTTTTCTTCTAGTAATAAAAATGCGTTTGCGGCCGCTCTGGCATCCCAAGACACCGTGCCGTCTGTTAAGGCGACTTGTTTTATATTTGCGGATGTTTCAGCTGTTACCACTTGGTTCTCGTCAATGCTTAAAGCAACGCTAGATCCTACAGTGCTACCAACACCAACAAGTAAATCATCGGCGCTATCGTCTAATGCAACGTAAAAGTCTTGTGCGTTGCCGTCGAAAACTATTGATGTGTCAACAGCGGCGCCGTCTCCTAATGTCACAGTATCGTCTGTAATTGTGAGAATATTGTTAGTGCCTACGGTTGAGCCTTCGCCGATTACTAATTTATCGGCTGAATCGTCCAGGGCCACATAGAAGTCTTTTGCATTACCGTCAAATACTAAAGCTGTATCTGCGGCCGCGCCGTCGCCTAATGTGACTGTATCGTCGGTGATAGTAAGTATGTTGTTTGTGCCGACAGTTGACCCTTCACCAATAACTAATTTATCAGCAGAGTCATCATTAGCAATATAGAAATCTTTTACGCCGTTAAACTTAATAGCTACATCTTCTTCGCCACCGTCACCTAAAGTAAGTGTAGGTGTGGTGCCTAATAAAGACATGGTTTGCGCGGCAATATCACCTGTGGTTGATGATGCCGCTTGGCCAACACCTATGGATTGAGCAAATTTAATATCTTGGTTTTCATCAATTTCAATAGCAGGCGTTGTTCCTACTGCTGAACCAAGGCCAATAACTAAATCATCCGCTGAGTCATCTAAACCCATGTAGAAATCTTGAGCATTACCGTCAAACACGATTTTAGTATCTTCTGCTCCAGCGTCACCGATTGTTAAGGTTGGTGTGGATCCAGATATGGTTAATGAATCTGTTAAGTTTAGATCTGTTAAGGCCTCGACCATAGCACCGCCAGATCCAGCACCGTCTGAATAAATTGCTTTGACGTGGCTGTTTGGTACGGTAACGGTTGCGCCAGTGCCTTGTTTGATAATAATGTTGTAGGGTCCAGAAGAACCGCTATCTGTAGTTGCGTTTTCAATAAACCAAAGTTTTGAAACGGTGTTTGGGCCTATTGTAATTGTGCAATCAGAATCTAGTGCACCTGTATATTTTAAAAATATAGACCTACCTGGGTCGGTGGAGCCGTCGGCTATGGTTGTTGTGTGTGTGTTCGCGTTTGTAGTTATGGCCTCGGTGCCAAAACTGAAAGCCTCTGCAATAAGTTCTAGGTTGGTGTTGGTTTCGGATCCCCAGGTACCCGAACTCTCACCTGTGCCTATCTCTTTGAGTCTTAAATCATTTACATAAGTTGCCATGTTGGTCCTCTTCTAAATATTCTAAACGTTATGCCGCATCGCGGCCCGCGTCAATTACAGTATAAGACGGTGTTTGACTTGTTGCAACGGCGGAATAGCCAGGAGATTGATCCGTGTCTATTACGCCATATACTAAAATAAATCCTGTCGATGCAGTAAATTCCACCCCTATCGGTGATACGTCTGCGTTAGCTTGTGTGGTAACAGCTCCAATACCCGAGGCTACCTGGAACCCAGTTAAATTTATAATCTCGTTTTCGTGGACTATGACAGAGCCAATAGCCGAAGTTGTGACCAGGGTTGTAACAGTCACGTTTGCTTTTGCCACTTGTGTAGTTGTCCCTAGACCCGAAGTTATGGCAAGGGTTCCTAATGTTTGATTGGCTTTACCGCTTTGTGTGGTTGTTCCTTGGCCAGAGGTTATGGCCAAAGTGCCTACCGATACGTCGGCCGCGGCGGCTACGGTTACAGTTCCTAGGCCAGCTGTAATTGCTCCTACACTGGTAAGGGTTACGGGTAGCTCTTCGCCCCAAGCACCTTCACCCCAGGTGCCTCTACCCCAACCGTTGATAATAGCCATTAGTTAGTCAATGAATCGCGCACTTCTTCAAGTTGCGATTTGAGTTGAGTTAGGTCGGACCTAACGGGTTCTGTCATAAAATCCAGGAGCAACATCGACTCGATTGTGGTTATGCACCAAATTACTTTTTCTAAGTCACTCACTTGATTCCTCAAAAATATTTATATTTTCCAGGTTGTAATTTTTTGCACTTTTTTGTAAACTAGGGTCTATGGAAAAATCACGTTTATATTTTGCATGGGAAAAAGGCCCAGCTGTTGTTGAGAAAGTACCAGATGGTAGCTTGGGTTTTATACTTGGTAATGACGCGTGGATTCCAGCAAGTCCAGCACAGGTAGCTGATTTTGTCATTGATGGCGCGGAATTATCAGAAAGCGCATTTAACGAAAGGTTTGGTACCATCGGTGGCACTTTGCCAAATCTACCTGTCGAGTAAGTTACCGCACCGCCCATAGCAAATTTTTGCACATCTAAGTCAAAAAATTCTTGGTCTATTTTTGCACCAGCATCGCCAAAAATTTGTTTCATTTCTTTTTGTAATCTTAAAGCCTCGTTCAAAGCCTCATCCGTAACGCCCGCTAATTGTTTGGGGTCTTTAGGCATACCTTTAGGTAATATGGATCTAAATTCTTCATAAAGAGGATGTGCTTTGTTGGAGGCTTTCCACATTTCATCGGTAATAAGACCTATTTCTGCAATAATTTTTTCGCCGTTAGAGCCTGTAAACTGAATATTAAGTTTTCGGTCAATATATCCCTCTGGTTTTAAAACTCTACCTGAGTCCATAGCTGGGAATTTGTCTGCAATCGCTTTAGCTAATTCGCGTTCTTCTGCTGGAGTGTTGACAATAATACGAGTTCTTATTGGGTCTGTCATTTGACCGATATCGCCATTGTATTTATCGGTGGCTTTTTCAATCATTCTAGGAATCCCTTTTACCTGTCCAGCTATTTGCCCTGTTTCCATATCTATAGCGCCTGGTTCAGCGCCAGGGTTAGATGCTGTTTTTTTATTAAATTGTTGCGCTATATCATCTATGCTTTGTTGAAACTCGGGATTTAGTCTTTTCGCCCGTTCAAACATAAAAGCCGCATCGTCATTCACAAAACCAGTGCTTATGTCGTCTTGATGCGCGTTGAATATTTGTTTTACTTGTTTTTCTGTTTTAGACCCGAATGGCTCTACTTTCAATTCCAATGTTGGATTCCCTGCCTCGGGTTGTAATTTTGTTGATTTTTCAACGCGAGCCATTTCTTTGTTAAGTTTTCTGGCTTTTTCGTAAGCCAAGAATTCTTCTTCGCTCGTAAACTTTTTAATCGGTACTTGTGTTATACCTGCGCTTTCTAGGGCCTCGATTGATGATTTGCCTGCTAACTGTTCTAAAGAACCGTCTGCTTTTTCTAGGACTTCTATCGGTTGTCTGGGGGTTTGCTTGACACCTTTGTATTCATAACCCATGCCTGTTGATTTCATCTGTTGAGCGGCATCCTCTACTCTACTAGGTGGAGATCTTAAAATATTTCCTGTGGGGTCAACAGGTCTTTGAATTTTTGAAATATCTACAACGGCATCCGAGCCTTCTGTTGTGATTGATTTTTCTAATGGGTTTGGAGTTTTAAGTGCGCCCTTTAATCCTGCCTTGGGCGCTTTGACTAATTCGCCTACTAACGGTAGTGCGCCTAATGCAGATAGTCCCGCTATACCGAGGTTGATTGCACCCTCTTTGCCACGGCCAGCCTGTAAATCTCTGTAAGCATCGCGGCTGTATTTACCTGCGGCGGCTAAGTCAATTCCCATACCAGGGAGCGTAAGGCCAGTCAAAATTTGTGCTCCTAGGGGCACGGTTTCTTCGTAATCTTCTATGCTTTTATCTAAAAAATCTCTAGTATCTTCTTCGGCAAGCTGGGACAAAGGCTTTACATATCGGGATGTGTCCGTTGACGCAAGTGCAAGCGTTTCGTCAAGGGACAGCGGCGTTTGGTCAAATATATTGATGTCTCTATAATCACGCATTACATGATTATAGATTGAAGAATTAAATTTTGCTAATCAACTGGCCTGGTTTAATCCCTGGAACTTTCTGTTTAGGATTTTGTGGACTTTGTGGTAGGGAAAGTCCTCATAGCCTTTGTGTAAATTTTGCACCTGTTTGGCAATCCTTCTAGCACCTAGGCCACGCTCTTTGCAGGCATAGATTGTTTTTAGAACCTCTTGTTCTTCGGGTATGGGAACCAATTTGGCTCTCCTTTTGTTGTTACCAAAATATTCATATTCTTTTTTGTAGCCAAACGGGGTGTGACCGCCGATCGAATAACCTTTTTCGGCCCAGGCAATCTTGCCATTATTAAACCTGGACATAATTAGGTCCCTTTCAAATTCTGCGAACTGCGCTATGGTTGCTAACAAATTACGGTTGTTTATCCTGGCCATGTCTAGTTTGGCCTCTAGGCCAGTGGATTCTTCGTCTTTAGGTAAAACTACTGGTGTATCACCAAACATTTCACAAAAGTAAAGCGTAATACCTGTGTCCTCCAATGTTGGCACCATGTTTAACATGTCATAAAAACCTCTGGCAAACCTGTCTAGCTTAGTGGTTACTATCACGTCATGCCTGTCCATGATGTCAGTTAAATCTCTGGAGCCTGGTCGATCGACTAAGTCCTTCATGCCACTAACGCCAGCGTCAATAAAGAATTTATCGACGGGCCTGTTGAACTTAGCCTGGACAAACTGTTCAATAGAATTTTTTTGGTCGTCCAAAGAAGAACCTTCTTTGACTTGTTGCTCCGAAGAAACACGGACATAGCCGTAAATGTTATTAATTTGTTTGCGCGGTTGTATCATGCGGCCTCCTTAAGCAACGACAGGATTACCCTCATCGTCAATAATTTCACAGGTTGTTTTGGGTTGATATGTGCCGTCAATATGTTGTTTCAAGAAAAACTCCCAAGCCGTAAAGCCTTTGTTTTTTTCTTTTTCTATTAAATCAGAAAAACCTATTTCTTCTGGTTTCCATATTTGAACCGCAAGATTTATATATATTCTTGTTAGGTCGTGATTGCCACCTAAATCTTCAATAACAGTTTTTTCTGTCCACACTGTATCAGCGTCATACTCAACCTCTTTTATTAAAAACCTAGTAGCTTTATCTATACTATATGTTGTGATACTGCTCATTACGCCACCTCCTTGATGTCTTTAAGTTTATTGAAAGCATTAACAACGTCATCGTCAGTATAATCTGTGCCACCATTACATTTGATGACATCTTTTAGATGACCAACAATTTCAAATATCTCACCGATTGTTAATTCTACTTTTACTTTTTTGTGAAAATCAATTTTCATGCGGCCTCCCAAACGTTTTGACCGTTAATATTAACATTTACATTTTGTTTCCAAAGGCTAACGTGTGTTATCCACTGCTTTGGAACATTGTAAGTGTCCATGACTATTTGCTGGGCCTGGGTATCATTTGCGGCAAATATGAAAACCCTAGCAGGGTGAGCAAATTTATCGCAACGAAATAAGATTCTGTATTTATTCATAACTCCTTTTTTCATGTTACCTCCTTTTTAATTTTGAACATGGGGTCATTCAATATGCACTCAACAATGTATTTGGCATCGGCGTAAGTGTCACAGCTGTCAATACCGTAGCCAGCCTCAAAGTAACAGTCGCCATACCAATAGCCTTCTCTAACACCAACGGTCCAAAAAACACTGCCGTCATAGCCTTGAACTTTTGTAATGTCAAACACGTCCCACTCGTATTGGCCAGCACTAAGTCTTTTTGGTCTCTTCATAACCCTAGCTCCCTCGCGTTGAGTTTTTTATCCTTCATCCACTCAAACACGAAATCCTTGGCTTGATGCGGAAACATATCAAAGTCATGCACTAGCCATTCCCAAGCACCGTACATGTTGACAAATCCAGACTCTCTCAAATCATCGAGATACTGGAACACTTCTTTATCTTTGTCGTTCATAACCCCTCCTGGTTTGTTTTTGTTTTTAACTTCATTTCCCACATACCTATAATAGCAAATATACACATAATTACAAGTCTTTATATAAAGAAATATTTATTAGTAAATACTTGCATATTTGTATAAAGTGTGCATAATAAAGATGTGGATAGAAAAATTAATCATAAAACCAAGGAGGCAGTATGAAGTATTTAAAATCTACGTTTGAAGGCGAGTTAGCTTACAGGTCAACCAAAAGAGATTACAAGGTTGCAATGTGGGCCAAAATTCCATTGGCAGACGGCAGAATAAGAGTTGACCATTTATCCTTTAACAGTAAGCCTTTGACTAAAGGCTCTGCTCTTAAATGGTACTACAAAGACAGTGCATACGATTACGCAGGTATCAAGGTGTTTGCTATGCCTGTCGAAGAAGTGACAAAAGAAGAGTTTAATAATAGAGACGAGTTAATGAAAAAAGCATGGGAGGCAAAAAATGAAATTAACTAGAGACTTTTATATACCAGAGGGGGCCAAAGAAATTAAGGCCGCCACAACAGACGCCGTTGCATACACCAACGACTATCCAGACGGAACCAAATATACCGTCATGGTTTTTGGTGGCAAGAGAACCAAATACGATAAGTATTACGGTTTCAAAACCAAAGAGGACAGAGAGAATTACATTCTCAAGTATTTCGCCGAA